GCCGCATACCTTTATTGTACTACAAATACATAGTGACCTTAGCTACAAGATAGCAGATAAATTTATGACGGCTGATGTAATTAGTAGCAAGGAGCTGGATACAACGGTCGAAAGTATGCCCGGTAGGCCCAATTATAACTCTGGGATCCTGTATTGGAAGAATGACACCACCATCTATTGGGTGCATACAACGGAAGCGGGAGAAAAGGCCAAGGATATTTTATTTCCAAGCATGGGCAAACTGGACTTCTTTCAAACGGATTGGCGCTTAAGGGATGATAATGAACCGGCGGAGGAAGCAGACTTTGAAGAAGAGCTGCCATATTAAGGAGGATTGACATGGCGATACCAGTTTTAATTATTGGTCGTAGTGGTACTGGGAAAAGTGCAAGTTTGAGGAATTGTGTGGGGAAAGATTTTGCAATGTTTAATGTACTAAATAAGCCATTACCATTTAAGGGCAAGATCCCATCTATTGCAACAGACGATTACGCCGTAATTACAAAATCTGTTACTGGGGCAACTCAGAGATCCCTTGTAATTGACGATGCCGGGTACTTGATTACAAACCAGTTTATGCGTGGACACAGCAACGCAGGAAAGGGAAACGGTGTCTTTGCCTTATACAACGACCTGGGAGACCGGTTCTGGTCCCTAGTCCAGCATGTGGTGCAGTTAAAGGAGCAGGACAAAATAGTGTATTTCTTCATGCATGAAGATAAGGACGACATGGGTGACGTAAGGCCTAAAACAATCGGAAGGTTACTTGATGAAAAAGTCTGCGTGGAAGGAATGTTTACCATAGTTTTGCGCTGCGTTTTAGATGGAGAAAATCATAAGTTTGTCACCCAGTCAGTAAATGGAGCAGTTAGTAAATCGCCAATGGGAATGTTTGATGAATTAATGATCGACAATGACCTTTTGGCAGTAGATAACACAATCAGGGAATATTACGAGATTCAAAACCCCAAAAACATAAATTAGGAGGATTTAAAGCATGATTAAGAAACCAGCAGGATATGATGAGGCTCAAGCCTATACAGGTGAATCAATACAACTACCCAAAGGAAAATATGTATGTTCAATTGTTCAGGTTGCAACACAAACTTCTACGAATGGAAATGAGCAATTTGTAATTTTGTTTGATATTGCTGAAGGTGAGTACAAAGATTTTTACAAAAAGATGTTTGAAGCAGCAAAAGCGCAAAATGGAAATACTGCCAAGTGGAAGGGTGTTTTTAAGCAAAACATGGACGGAAAGGGAACTTCGTGGCTGAAAGGTATTGTTACCAGTATTGAACGTTCTAACAACTTTACCTTTCAGTGGGACAAGGAGGAAAACGAAAAGACGCTTGTAGGCAAGAAGTTTGGAGGAATTTTTCGCCGCAGACAGTTTGAAACCAGCGATGGAACAACCCCTTTTGTGACAGAATTGTGGAGAATTAGAAGTGTTGCGGGACTTGATGAAGCAGAGGTACCGGAAGATGAACATCTTCCGGAAGGAGTACAGAGCGGGAGCTGTCCAGATCCTGCTGATGCAGCACCACCTTCTTTTACTAACAGTGACGGTTTTGTGAACATTCCGGAAGGAGCCGGTAATGAGGGAATTCCATTCATGTGATCCGGAATTATTCCGTAAGGTCAAGGAATCTGTGTCTATGCAGGCTGTTGTAGAATATTACGGTCTTCAGGTAAATCGAAAGGGGCTTTGTTTGTGCCCCTTTCACCAGGACAAGGAACCTAGTATGAAGATATATCCTAATGGAAAAGGCTTTTATTGTTTCGCATGTGGCACAGGTGGAGATCAGATTAAGTTTGTCGCTCTGTATCAGGATGTTAGAAATGAGGAAGCTGCCAAGGAATTGGCAGTTGCATTTCAAATTCCAATTTCTGAACCAGTTACATATAGAGAGAAACGCGAAGCAGAGCGTAAAAGAAAAAGACGGCAGGAAGTTTACATATTTAGAAAAAGAGCAAAAATGTACGTCCGGATGTACTGGATACTGCTTTGTGAGGCTATCCGTGAAAAGAATGAGCATTTCATAGAAGCTCTGCAAAACATTACTTACATAGAATATCTACTTGAAAACCTGGAGGAATGTCCAGAAGAAGTTTATGACGATAAAAAGGCGGTGAGAAGGATTGGAGAAATCGAAGGACGAATTAATAACTGGTATATCCGAATTGAACCAGACGGATCCATTTCCAGATGAAGTCTTTTATGAGATATTTGAAATTGAAGACAATATTGAAAGAACACAGTATATAGAATCCCTGCGAAATGTAGCCAGGAAGTTAAAGCGTACTACAGAGTTTAATAATATTTACAAGTCCTTCATGCTTGATTATGCCCAGCGTCAGAAACAAACAGGTCAAAAAACAAGGTTTACAGATCAACCGCTGGAGTTAGTATGTGGGGAATGGACGGCAAACGATTTAGGAGTACGAGCAATCCGATATGACAAGAATGCAATGCCGATTCCTGTTCAAGCCTGCAGTCATCCGCTCATTCCAGTGGAGATACTAAAAAACGTGGATACGGCAGAGGAAAGGATCACCCTGGCTTATTTTAAGTCCGCATCCTGGCAGAGCATTACCGTGGATCGTAGTGTCTGTGCAAATACCAATAAGATTGTCGACGCCCTGAGCCAGTACGGAATTGAAGTGACATCCGATAATGCAAAAAATCTGGTCCGGTACATCTCAGATTGCGTAGGACTTAATCCCCTAACACTCAATCCAAAGAAATCTATTAATCGTCTTGGGTGGGTTGGCTCCTTTTTTACTCCATATGCAGAAGATATTCGCTATGAGGGAGATATGGACTACGAAGCAATCTTCCGAAACGTAAGAGAGAATGGCAGCTATGACACCTGGAAGGAGTTGTGTGCCAGTCTAAGGAAGAACATACCATTACGCATGATGATGGCCGTAAGCTTTGCTTCTGTGCTCCTGGAGCCACTTAAGGTGCTTCCCTTTGTTCTTCATATATGGGGAACAACGGGGACTTGCAAAACTGTTGCTTTGATGGTTGCTATGAGTATATGGGGTAATCCTAAAATGGGTGGCCTTGTAAAAACTATGAATATGACGAAAAATGCCATCATGCGAAACGCTGCCTTTTTATGCTCCATACCTTTTGCAGGGGACGAACTCCAAACTATTAAGGATAAGTGGCAAGGCAATTTTGACCAGTTAATCTACCAGATCACGGAGGGAGTCGATCGCGGCAGGGCAAAAGCTTACGGCGGTGTTGAGGATACAAAGACGTGGAAGAATAGCTTTATTTTTACTGGAGAAGAACCAATCACAAAGGCAAATTCAGGCGGCGGATCTAAAAACCGTGTTATTGAAGTAGCTATTGACGGACCTTTGGTAGATGATGGCCACTATGTCAGCAGTGTGGTCCAGGAGCATTATGGATTTGCTGGACGCAGGCTGGTGGAGTACATACAGGGAATTGAGACAGGAGATCTGATGGAACGATACCGAGTTCTTTTTGAGGAACTTTGCAAATTAGATACTACGGATAAGCAAGCAATGGCCATGGCATGTCTCATGTTGGCTGACGAATTGGCTGTAAAGCTATTTTTTCAGGACGAAAAGTATTTATCCATTCAGGATGTGAAAAGATATTTGCAAAGCTCTGTAGATGTAGATGTTGCGGAAAGAGCTTATCAATCAGTTCTTAACTGGGCAGCGAAGAATCCAGTCCGATTCGAAGACCCTAAGGCTGATAATTCACCAAATAAAGGTGAAGCCTGGGGGAAAATTGATGGTGAAATCATGATTATTAACCGAGATGTTCTACTTGATTACCTAAACCAAAATGGCTTTGATTACACCGCGGTTAGTAAAAAATGGTCAGATAAAGGATACTTAGTTAGAAACACCCAGGGGAAATACATTCATAGTACAAAAGTTTATGGAATTAAGTCCAGCTATATAAAATTCAATCTTCCTCAAGATGATGACAACACAGACTCGGAGGGGTTTATGGAGGTTGACGATGGACAAGAGACTTTGCCATTTGTTTAGGGTCTAACCTCGTTTTGAAGGTTAGCCCCAAGGTTAGCCCTTGAAAACCGCATAAAATAAGGCTTTTATATATACAGTCTAACCTGTCTAACTAGTCTAACCTGTTTAATAGGTCTCGTAACGCGAGGGAAAATTGATAAAAACAAAATTCACTCTAAATATATATAGTTATGCAACCAGATTTTGGGTTAGACGGTTAGACCCCACGTTAAAATAAGGGGTTTATGGGATTAATCGGACCATAAGATGGTTAGCTTGGTCCTGAAAAAGGTTAGACCTGGAAGGGAAAGGTGGTAATTTGAATAAAATCAATGTAATTGAATTCCTTATGCAGGATGCGAAAGGGGAATTTAGAAAGATAGAAACTTACAGAGAATTGCTAGAATCCGGAGATCAGCAAAAACTATGGGAGGCACAAAGACCTTCCAGGCAAAGAATCAAAGATGATTTAAAGATGGTTCGGCGCTTATCACTGGAACTTGAAAAGGAGGCGGAAGTCTTATGGTGAGTAATAAGAAGGCCGGTACCGATTTTGAAAGAGAGTTTGCAGAGTTGATGGCGGCCCGTGGGTTCTGGGTTCATATGTTTCAGGATAATAAGAACGGACAGCCTTGTGACGTAGTTGCTTCAAGAAATGGAGTTACATATCTCTTTGACTGCAAGGACTGTAAAAATGATTATTTCCTTCTAAGCAGAATGGAAGAAAATCAGTATAATGCGATGCATCTTTTTGAACTTACTGGGA